ATAATCAAACTCTTACACAAGAAGTTCTTTGTATCGAGACTGAAAAACGTCAAGATATTAACGATTCTTCATTTCAGGAGATAACTAAGTTAATTAGTTCTCTAGATAATACACCCTCAGAATTTAATTGGTTAGTCGAAACTACTGAGAAGTGGTGTAGAGATCGTGCTATATATTTGGCACTGATGGAGTCTATACAATTAGCAGATGGAAAGGATGAGTCTAAAGGAAGAGATGCTATTCCTTCTATTCTCTCTGATGCTTTGGCTGTTTCTTTCGATAATAATATAGGGCATGATTATCTAAGTGATTATGAGGCAAGATACGAATCGTACCACAGGAAGGAAGATAAGATCCCGTTCGACCTTGAGTATTTCGACAAGATTACGAAAGGAGGTATACCGAATAAAACTCTCAACATTGCTCTTGCTGGCACAGGGGTTGGAAAGTCTTTATTTATGTGCCATGTGGCTAGCAGTGTCCTCCTCCAGGGAAAGAACGTCCTCTACATCACTCTCGAAATGGCAGAGGAAAAGATTGCGGAGAGGATCGATGCTAATTTACTTAATGTCAATATTCAGGATATAACTGATCTTCCTAAACCGATGTTTGATACAAAGGTTACTAATCTTGCTAAGAAAACTCAAGGAACATTGATTATAAAAGAGTATCCTACTGCGTCTGCACATAGTGGACACTTTAAAGGTCTTTTAAATGAACTGGCATTGAAAAAGTCCTTTAGACCTGATATAATATTCATAGACTATCTTAATATCTGTGCATCATCCCGATATAAAGCAGGAAGTAATGTCAATTCCTACTCCTACATCAAAGCAATCGCAGAAGAATTACGGGGTCTCGCAGTTGAGGCGAACCTTCCGATTGTATCTGCCACTCAAACTACTCGTAGCGGCTTTGCTAGTAGCGATGTGGACCTCACTGACACCTCTGAGTCTTTTGGACTCCCTGCTACTGCTGACCTTATGTTTGCCCTTATTTCTACAGAAGAGTTGGAAGGGTTGAATCAAATAATGGTTAAGCAGTTAAAGAATAGGTATAATGATCCTACAATGAATAAAAGATTTGTTGTTGGAATTGATAGGGCAAAGATGAGATTGTATGATTGTGAACAAAAAGCACAAGAAGATATCCTTGACAGTGGACAAGAAGAAGAGTATAATTCAGAAGAGAAAAAACCTAAAAAATCATTTAACGACTTTAAATTCTAATGACTGTTGACACTAAAAAGTATACTGAGTTTGTAGATGCAGTTACATCTAGAGAATCTAATGAGTATATGCATTTCAATAGGAGATGTTTTGATTTACATTCAGAAGGCCTTCCTATTGAAAGACTTCTAACTGCTGCTCTTGGTATTTGTGCTGAAGGTGGTGAGTTTACTGAGGTAGTAAAGAAGATGACCTTTCAAGGTAAACCACTTAATGAAGAGAATATTTTTCATATGAAGAGAGAACTTGGAGACATTATGTGGTATGTTGCACAGGCATGTATGGCATTAGATACTGATTTTGATGAGATCATTGAAATGAATGTAGAGAAATTAAAAGCAAGATATCCTGGTGGAGAGTTTGATGTTCACCATTCAGAAAACCGTGCAGAAGGTGATGTATGAATTACTACGCATTATTAAGTGTTTCAAACAAAGACGGTATTGTTGATTTTGCAGAGGGATTAATTCGTTCTGGATATACTATTATCTCAAGTGGTGGAACCCATGCTGTTCTTCAGGCAGCAGGTCTACCAGTAACTAAGGTATCTGAGTATACTGGATCACCAGAGATTCTTAATGGAAGAGTAAAGACATTACATCCAAAGATTCATGGTGGTATTCTTGCCAAACGTAATGATAAAGTTCATGATGCAGATAGAGAATCAAATGGTATTGGATTGATTGATATTGTGGCAGTAAACTTATATCCATTTAAAGAAACAGTTGCTAAACCAGATGTAACACTTGAAGATGCGATTGAGAATATTGATATTGGTGGTCCTAGTATGGTAAGATCAGCAGCAAAGAATTATAAAGATGTGGCTGTGCTCACTAATCCAGGTCAGTATGGCATTTATTTAGATTCAATCAAAGGTAATATATCAATTAAACCTGAGACTTTAAGAGAACAATTTATGTTAGAAGCATTTAAGCATACTGCAGAGTATGATGCTACTATTAGTGAGTGGATGGCAGGAAGAGGACTATGACGGAACAACAATCAATTAAGTTTACTATCAGACAAGATGGTACTGTGCTTGAAGAAGTCAGTGGAGTGGTTGGTAACGAGTGTGAAAATATAACTAGAACTATAGAGAAAAAACTTGGATCTCTTACTTATAGAGAAGTTAAACCCGACTATTACAACAATGTCACACTTCAGCACAATCAAGACGAAAATCAAGAACAAACCACAACTGGTGGAAGCACTAGAGATACTTCAGTATGATGTAAAAGAACATCAGGAACTTAGAGTAACTGGGTCTCATGGTATTGGTCATGAAACTGTAGAAGCTGAGGTTGCTATTGGAACTGATATTGGTTTTCGTATGCATCATGTAACAGGTGAGTATGAATTAGTAGCAGATCTTGAGACATGGAATCAACCTGTTCCTGTTGAGAGGTTTATGGATAAGGTTAATCAACAGTATGCAAGAATGACAGTGTATAATACTGTTAAGGAAATGGGATTCCAAGTAGAAGAAGAGTGGGAGATGGAAGATAATAGTATTGAACTTACAGTTACAAGGTGGGTATAATAAATAACTAGAAAGTTTAGTTATGGCAAGTCCTATAGATACGAGGAATGAATCCCTTCAATGTTTAGCTTGCTCTCTTAGGCAATATAAAAATGCATCGATAGATGAGACTGATCTACTTCAGGTCATGAATTGGTGTCGGCAAGATAATAATAATACTATTTCTGCTGATCATAGGAGAGATTTGAATGCTATTAAAGATTGTGTAGATATTGAAGATCAATTTTATGGTGGGGGTCGATATTCTTTTGCCAATTTTTTAGATACTCAGTTGGTTCCTGCTTTTGAATATGCAGGAAGTAAAAATAAAAAGATAACTAAAAAACCAAGCACGGCATTTACAACACCCAGTGATGATTTTGATTTTGATATTGAACAACCTAAAAAAGGAAGTGATTTAGAGCAATGGGTAGAATCTTCTGTAGGAATTGCCAATAAACTTGCTGCATCATCATACCTTAGTAAAAATTATGTTTTTGCACATGCAGATCAGAAAGTTGGAAATGCCAACCTTACTATTAAGGATCTTGCTCAGAAAATTATAAAGGATATTAAAGATACTGCACCTACAGGAACTTCATTTGCAAGTGCTGCCAAGTTAGTAGCAAGTGGAACTGGTGATAAATGGAATCCTGCCGATATGTTTGCTTATGAAAAGAATAAGAGAAGTTCGATTGGAGCTACTCTAAATCAATATGAGGCAGGAAATATTCCTAATGCAAGTGCTGATATGAAAAAAGCAAATAAAGAATTAAATGATATGAGTAAGAACGTTAAAGGAAGGGCAGGAAGAAATATTCAAATGATAGAAGAGATGCATGATTTATATGCATATAACCAATTGATTGATACGTATTTTGAAGAAGGAAAAGTAATTCCTATATCCCTTAAAAAAGGGGGTAAAGGAAGTGTACCATTAAAATTAATAAAACATAAACAGACAAAAGGTATTGAAGATGCATTAGAACTTGATGTTAAAATTACAAATGTAACCTATGTACCAACTGCAGAAGCAGGAAAGGCCATAGTTGAGTTTGATATTGGAGGAACAGCAGGTATTAAATTAGATTTTCGTGGATTTGAAGTTACATCAAGCATAGAAAATGTACAGGCTCAAGTGCAAGTAACAGGTAGTACTGCGAGTCATGGAAAAGTTACATTACCTTTATATTCTTTTATAATAAAAGAAAGTAAGGGAATGAGAGCTATAAGAACTCAAGAACTTATGAAAAAGAGGATATTTGGAGGGGGAGTTCTTCCTGACTCTAGTAAGCATCTTTTTACTCCTGCATCAATTTTTGATGAATATGCAAATAATAAACCTCCTAGAGCAGGAACAACATCTAATCAAAGATTTAATAGAAGAACTTTAATTGAAGATACTCCAAAATGGGCTAGATATATTCATTGGTTAACTAAAGGATCGCTTCCAACTGAACAGAATGTAGATAGAGGTACTGTTGTAAGAAGGGTTAGACAGAAATTGGGTGATCCTACTGATTCAACCGAGGAACAGATGCCTAAAGGAAAAATTGGTGGAAGAGAAACTATAGTATTTGCAGGTTCTAATAAGTCAACTAAGAAAGAGTGGGCAAGAGATAATGCAGGAAGGTTGAAAAAAATGATGCCAAAAACACGGTACAGGAGTAGTAGTGATGGTCGTCCTGGTGCTCCGAAGAAAATGCAAGATTTTGTTTGGGCAGCAAAATATATAAAGACTGCTGTTCAATCTGCAGAATCAGTTTTTGTTGTTGATATAGCACGGAAAGTTCCTACAGAAGATATTAAAAAAAATATTTTGAAGTCGGCATATCTATATGCTGCATCGAGAGGATTAAAAATCTTTACTGATAAAGATGTTAAAGAATTTTTTAGTGCGAGTACTTATCTTAAAGTAGGCGGTTAAAAAACGCTAAATATAGTATAACCGATAGTTATATGAAGAGTTTTTTCCAATTTTTAACCGAAACTGAGTCCAAAGCCAAAGAACAGGCACTCAAGTTGGGACTCAAGAGCGATGGCCATGGTGGTTGGTTAGATCGTAGTGGAGAATTTGTAGCAAAAACAGAAGGACAGAAGTTAAGATTTTTCAATAAGAACCAAAGACCAGGTAGAGATCCTGATCAAACACCAGGTCGTCCAGCTCATCTTCCTGTAAATGCCAAGAAGATGGCAAGGTCTCCAGAAGCAATTGAAGCAAAGCGTAGGAAGGATGATGACCTTGCAGGGGCACCTTTACAGAAGAAACCAGAGGAAGAAGGAGATAAAAAAGAGGGAGAAACCCTTACAACTGCATTTGGTAGGTTCAATCCA